TATTTGGAGTATGTAAAATTACCTGCTGTTATGAATGGGACAACCGCATTTGATTCAACTTTTCAAGGTTGTAGAGTATTATCAAAAGTTATAATGCCTGTATCGGCTCCGAATGTTGCAAACTTTAATCTAACATTTTTTTCTTGTTCTATGTTACAAAGTATTGATATCCCATCGGATGCAACATTAGCAACCAACTTTAATGGTACATTTAATGGTTGTGTATCATTAACAGGAGCAACATTACCAACAACAATGAATAACATTACAACTGTGTCTACAATGTTTAATTCTTGTAGTTCATTATCAACAATTCAACTTCCACAACTTCAATCTTGTACAAATTATAGTAGTATGTTTGGTTCCTGTTTTTCATTAATTACTATTGAAATACCAGGATTTCATAGTGGAACAACAACAGTTACAACAACAAGTATGTTTCAAGGTTGTAGGTCATTAGAATATGTTAAATTCCCAACAACAGTTAACTCTGGAAATACATTTGTTCCTGATTCTATGTTTTTGGGATGCAATGGATTAAAATCTTGTATTTTTCCAACTAATTTTAATGCAACCACCTTTAGTAATACATTTAATAGTTGTCGGTCATTATCAAGTGTAACATTACCAACAAGTATGCCATCATTGACAACTATGCTTAGTATGTTTGCTAATTGTGAAAATTTACAAGAAATAACATTACCAACAACAGTTGGAGCTACAATTGATATGAATAGTACGTTTAGTACTTGTAGCGCATTATCTGAAGTGATTATTCCAAATTCATATAATATAACCTCGTTGAATTCAACTTTTCAAAACTGTACTAATATAAGAAAAATTCAACTTCCAAACAATACTCAAAATAGTTTGACAACAATGCAATCAATGTGTAATAATTGTAGTAATCTTCAATCCATTGTATTACCAACATCAATGACAGGATTAACAAATATGTCCACAGCATTTTCAAACTGTATTAATTTAGAAAGTTTAACTTTTCCTGCATCATTGAACTCAGTTACAAATATGAGTAATTTGGTTGCAGGATGTTTTAGTTTAATATCTGTGACTTTACCAACATCAATGACTTCACTTACAAGTATAGGTATTAGTGCCTCATTTCAAAATTGTCCATCATTAAGAACTTTGGTATTACCTGCAACAGTTAATCCTTCAATAAGTAGTTATAATAGTACGTGTTTAGGTGATACCTCATTAGAAACATTAACATTACCAACAACACAAACAACTGGAGTAACAACAATGGCTGGATTGGTAAACAACTGCCCCGCATTAAAAACAGTAAACAATATTCAATTTATTGGTAATCCATCAACAGGTGCAACGGTTTACATTAGTGGTATTGATTTCTCAACAGGCTCTTATCAATTTACAGGTGATGCTGATTTCTATTGTAAATTTCTTAGATTAACTATGAATGGAACCGCAACCAATCAATCTCTATTAAGTTCTTTAAGATTAAGAAATAATGGTTCAGGTCAATACGGTGGTAGTTCACCACAAATTGACATTTCATATACAAGTTTAAGTCAGGTGGCATTGATTCAAGTATTCACTGACTTACCAACTATAACCTCAAAAACAATAAACATTACAGGAGCATCAGGAGCAGCATCATTAACCCCTGCTAATAGAGCGATTGCTACTGGCAAAGGATGGACAATAACAGGATAATAATATGATATACAAATTATTTATAGAAGATGGGGAGTATCAAGATATTGATACCAAAGAACCCCGCAATATGATGGAGGTAACTATTGCTTACACTCCTGATGGAATTAATGTAGGCTGGGACGAGTTTGATTCAAAAGATGACGCAATGTTCCACTACAACATAGAATTGAAACCAGAGGTCTTAGATGAAGAAGAATAATGTGGATAAAAAATTTTTAAAATATATTTTATAGTATGGAAGAAGATTATGTGGCGGATTTAAGAACGCTAATTAACGATGAAGGTCTTTATGATAAAGAAAAGTTCTATAAGATAATATCATTATTAAAAGTATTGCCAGAGATTTTAGATATGGCAAAGAAAAACAAGTAAGAAATGGCAAAGAATGTAGATTTAAATGTAAGGGTTAATACCGCTCTTGAAGGTGGCGATACCCTCAAGACCTTAAGAGAGTTAAAACAGGTTCAAAAAGAACTTGTTGCGGGTAGTGAGGAATATAAGAAAGTGTCGCAAAGAATGGCTGACATTAAAGACAAGACAAAGGGTGCGACAACTCAATCCCAAGACCTTGTTGATACTCTTGCATCTGCACCAGGACCATTGGGTATGTTGGGTAGAGGACTTGATACTATTACCTCTTCAACTAATAAATTTGGATTAGCTCTTAAAGCCACAGGAATTGGTTTAGTTGTTGCATTAGTAGGTCAATTAGTCGCAGCATTTAGTGAAAATGAAAAGGTAATGAAAAAATTGGAACCTGTAATGAATGGATTCCAAAAAATACTTGGTGGTATATTTGCCGCCCTTGAACCATTATTTAATTTAGTTGTTGATTTAGCATTAGAAGGGATGCCTTATTTAATTAAAGCGATTGGTGGATTATACACCTCCTTCGCGGGATTAGGGTCATTCCTTAAAAACTTCTTTATCGTTCAATTCAAATTATTTCAATCATTTGGTAAAGTATTACAAGGTGTTTTTACCTTAGATTACGAAAAGATTAAAGAAGGTATTACTGATGGTGTTAATGCGGTTAAAGATGGTGTTAAAGATGTAGTAGATACAACGACCAAAACTTGGGATAGGTTCAATAAGGGAACCCAAGAAATGACCAAGATTGATAAGAAAAATCTTGAGGAACGAGAAAAGAATAGAAAAGAGGCTGCAGATAAAGCAGCAAAAGCCGCTGCTGAAGCATTAACATTGAGAAAGGCTGACCTTGATGCAAAGATTAAACTTGAGACAGATGCTGAGAATAGTACAAGAGAAAAATTAACAGCTCTATACGAACAAAGATTCCAAGCTGAGATTCAAGGTCAAAAAATGAGTGATGCTCAGAAACAAGTTTTAAGAGCTGAGAATGCTAAAAAGATTGAAGAAGCCTTAAAAGCCGACAAAGATACAAGACAAAAAGCGTTTGATGATGATTTAAAACAATTACAAGAAGCTGGCAAATTACAAATTGACCAACTAACCGCAAACTATAATGAGGCTAAGGCAATCTATGGTGAGAACTCCAAAGAAGCGAGAGCATCTCAAGATGCGGTATTTGTCGCACAGGAGCAAGCACTCCAAAACGAAAAAGACATATTAAGTCAAAAGAAAGAACTTACAGATGGAGAAGTCCTACGACTTAAAAATATTGGAATTGAACAACAGAATTTAACAACAACAGTTCAAACTGAAAATAAAAAAAGAATTGATTCTGATGTTGCAACATACCTAAAAACCCAAGAAGAACAAAAGAAATCTGATGACGCATTATTCGCTCAAAAGATGCAGGCATCAGCTACTGATTTTGAAGGACAACAATCAATATTAGACGCTAAGATTGAACAAGACAGAGTATACTATGAAAACCTACTTGCTCAAGAGAATCTAACCGCAGAACAAAGAAAAGCAATTAAGGATGCTGAGACTGCAAATGTTCAAGCAAATGTTGATGCCCAAATAGCTCTTGAACAGAAAAAATTTGATGCACAACAAGCTTTATTAAATGCAACAGGTAATGCGATTGCCGCACTTGCAGATATAATTGGAAAAAATACAATTGCGGGTAAAGCCTTGGCAATAGCAACAACATTAATTAACACCTATGCGGCAATTGCGGGTCAGTTGAGAGCATCCACAGCATCACCAGCCGCTGCTATACCAGGTTGGGCTATCGCTCAAGCCGTTGCAACAGGATTGGTAGGTTTTAAAGCGGTTAAAGATATTATTTCAACACCAATACCTGGTGGTGGTTCAGGTGGAGCAGGTGGAGCAGCACCAGCAGGTGGAGGACCATCAGTTCCAAAACCAAGAGGATTAGCAAGAGGTGGATTTGTATCGGGACCTGGTTCAGGAACAAGTGATTCAATCCCCGCATTATTATCAAATGGTGAATCTGTAATCAACGCATCATCAACTGCAATGTTTAAACCATTATTATCTACAATTAATTCAATAGGTGGTGGTAGAAGATTCGCATCAGGTGGAATTGTATCATCTGATTTTAATTCAAGTCAAGCAATGACTGATTTGGCTAATTCATTGGGTAATATGAATACTTCTGAACCAATAAAAACATATGTGGTTGCCAGAGATATTTCAAACCAACAGATGATGGATAGAGCAATTAAATCTCGTTCTACCATTTAATTTTTAACACTTTAATATAAATTGATATTTAATATAAGATGACTCCCAAAATAATTGAGCTGATAATTGAAGATGGTGATGACCAAGGCGGTTTAGATGGTATTGCTTTAGTTGAATTACCTGCACACGAATCTAATTTTGAATACTTCGCTAAGGATAACGAAAAATGTTCGCATTATGTATTATCTGATGATGAAATTCCACAAGTAATCCAAATGTTCCACGCTTATGGAGAACCTCAAGGATTATTAGAAAAAGAAGGTTGGTATATTGATTCAATTAGACAAGTAAATAAAAAGGAGTTTCAAATCTTAGCCAACCCAAATGCCCCATCAGCTCAAGATACTGATGAAGTAAGATTCAGATATAAGTATGTAGGACCTAAAGATGATAATAATAGAACATTCTGTGCTGAAATGATGCAAGCATCAAGAGTATTCAGAATTGAAGATATCCAAGAGATGTCAAACAGAAGTGTTAATAGTGTAGGACCTGATGGATATGATATATTTGAATGGAGAGGCTCTTATAACTGCAGACATAAATGGGTTCAACTTATTTATAGAAATGAGGGTAGAATAATTAATAGTGATAAAGTTAAAAGGGGAGTTATTGATGAGGATGATATGCCTGGTCCTGACACCCGAACTACCGCAACAATTGCCGCAGGTAATACCCCACCAAGAACAGGATTTTCATCATCTAACCCTGATGTAAGTGCTTTACCAGTCTATGTGGATGAAGTTAAGGGTAAATTAATTAGAAAGCCTGTATTGGCTTCATTACCTTTATTTGAAGATAAAGAAGATGCTGAAGCCTTAGCTTTAGTGATGGGATGTAAAGGTTCCCATACACATAGTTATGGTGATAAGATTCTTTATATGCCGTGTGAAAAACATCCTGAAAACGAAGATTTTGCTGAGGTTGGACCAAGAGGTGGTATTAGAAAAAGTGAGAAAGCTCCAAAGAGTGATACACCAAATAAAAACCCTCAAGGTGAAGGAACTGCTAAAGGTGACGCTAGTGGTAAGCGTGGTGCAAAAGTAACCGAAGAACAAGAGAAAACACTACAAAAAAAAGTTGATGACTTCAACGAAAAAGAAAGTAATACCAAAAATGGTAGAGCCACTTTAGGAGCTTTAAAATCAGTATTTCAAAGAGGATTAGGAGCTTTTAATGTATCACACTCACCAAAAGTTCAATCAAGTGAACAATGGGCTTACGCAAGAGTTAATGCGTTTTTATATCTATTAAAAAATGGTAGACCTGAAAACCCTAAATATAATACCGATTATGACCTGTTACCAAAAGACCATCCAAAGGCAGAAAAGATGTCTATGGATTTTGATATAGATTTAGAAGATGAGGATTATGTTGATGATGATTTTAATAGTTATGATGATTACCCTGAACTTATTCGTAAGAATGCACAATCAGCATTAGATTGGATTGAGAAGACAGGTAATCCTAACGATTGTATGACTCAAGTAGGTAAGGTAAGAGCTCAACAATTAGCTCAAGGAAAACCTATCTCAATTGAGACAGTTAAAAGAATGAAAGCCTATATCTCAAGACATAAGGTAGATTTGGAAACAAGTAAGTCGTATGAAGATGGATGTGGTAAATTAGCAATGGATGCTTGGGGTGGAGTTGAAGCCTTGCCTTGGGTTGAAAGAACTATAGAACAATATGAAAATATGTCATCTGAAGAAGAAATGACCTTTTCAGTATTCAATGCAGAACAAAGATTAGTCGTTGGACCAGCAATGATACCTGATAAGATGATTATCAGAAGAAATGAGATTACTGGTGAAATATATTATGTCTATTTTACAGCTGAGACGATTAAAAAACTACAACAAAAATTTATGCAAGAAAAGTTATTGGATAAAACCAATATTGAACACGGCAGAAAATTCTTAAGTGGAGTTGATGTTGTTGAAAGTTGGATTGTTGAAGACTCTAAATTAGACAAACAACAAGTATTCGGTATGGATTACCCTAAAGGAACTTGGATGATATCTATGAAGGTAAACAACGATGATACTTGGGATAAAGTAAAAGACGGGAAACTTAAAGGATTTTCAGTTCAAGGGTATTTTATGGAGAAGGCTAAGTTTAGTTCAGTATCCAACGAAATACTTAAAGAAATAAAACAAATATTAAAAGACGTAAGATGACATACCAAGATGCAATAAAAAAAATAAATAGGTTGTTGGGCCTATATAAATTTAATTCATACAAAATAGCTGAAACAGGAGAAGAAATCATTTCTGAAGGTGAATTAGCCGTAGGAGAGCCTATTTATGTAATAACAAGTAATGGTCAACTACCTGCTCCAGATGGAGAGTATGAATTAGAGGATACCACCAAAATAAAAATTGAAGACGGAAAAGTCAAAGAATTAAAATACGATATGGAAAACGAATCACTAAGCTTCACAGAAGCTACAATGAAAGATGGAACTGTTTTAAAATCACCTACTTTTGATTTGGGTGAAGATGTATCAGTAGTTGGAACTGACGGCAACGAAACTCCTGCACCAGACGGAGAGCATGAAATAGCTCTTAAGGATAGTGAAGGTGAAGAAGTTGTTATCAGAATTGTAACTAAGGATGGCAAAATCACTGAAAGAGAAAATGTTGAGGAAAAAGACCCTGAAGCTCTTAAAAAAGAAGAAGAGATGGGAATGGTTCCTGAATTATCAATAGGTAATGATGAAACAGAAGAAGATTTTAAAAAAACTATTATGGAAAAAATTGATACCATGATGGCTAAAATGGAAGAAATGGCTTCTAACTATGAAGACATGAAAACTAAAGTTGCTAAGTTCTCTAAGGAACCTGCGGGTGAACCTGTTAGACAAGCAAAAAACATGATTAACGAATTTAACGCAGCTAAGGATGATTACATTTCTCAGTTAGTTAAGGTAAGAAGAAGCACTTACACAAAATAAACAAAATAAAACTAAATAAAACAAAAATTATGGCAAACAAAAAATATGACTTTAATTTTAACTTATCATCTTTGGCTACTTATACAGACCAAGTTGGTGGTGAATTAATCAGAAGAGCTATTCTTGAAGGTGAAACTGCGAAAATTATAAAAGTTCAACCTGGTGTCGTAGGTACACAAGCAATCAACTTGCTTAACTCAAACCTATATGTTCAAGAAGGTACTTGCGGATGGGAAGCATCTGGAGATACTATCTACACTCAAAGAAACATTACTACTTGTCAATACAAGGTGAATGAATCTCTTTGTCCTCGTGACCTAAATGATTACTGGTTAGGACAATTATTACAACCTGGTTCTTATAATGAATCGGTTCCATTTGAAGAACAAATTTCAATCTTAAAAACTCAACAAATATCTCAATATTGTGAGAATTTGATTTGGCAAGCTTCTTCAGCTACAACTTGTTTCTCAGGATTGAAACAATTAGTAGCTCAATTAGGTACAGGAACTACTACAGTAACTGGTGGTATCGTTGTAACAGGTCAAACTGCACTCGCTTCAGCAACTGCACTAGCACAAGTTGATGCTTTGATTGAGAAAATTCCTGATGATGTTGTTAACAGAACTGACTGGGTTGTGTTTATGTCTCACGCTAATTATCGTAAGTACTTAATCAACTACAGAACAGCTAACTATTTTCACTATAGTCCTGAATCTTCTTATGAAGACTTCAAAACATTCCACCCTGCTACTAACATCTTAGTTCACCCTGTTGGAGGTTTGAATGGTTCTAACTTATTAATGTTAGCTCCAGCTGGTTATGTGGTATTAGGTGTAAACTTAATGTCAGATGCTGAAACATTGAAAATGTGGTACGCATATGACTTTGACGAAGTTAGATTGAGAAGTAACTTTAACTTAGGTGTGCAAATTGCATGGCCTGAGTTCGTTATCACTAACGGATTATCATAAACTAAACTTAAACTAAAAAAATAAAATTATGAGTTTTTCATCTTGTTTTACAACTGCAAACATCTGTAAAGGATGTAGAGATGCAGTAGGTGGTATTAAGCAGGTTTACATCGTTGCGGGATGCGTAACTGGTGTTACTGAAAATGCTAACCAAGAAATATTAACAGTAGGAGCCACTGGCGGAACTGTTTACACATATCAAGTAGAAAAAAATACATCTAATTTTGTTGAAAACATCCAAGCGAGTTTAGAAAATGGTACCGTAGTATATAACCAACAAGTGAACCTAGTGTTCTTAAAGTTGCAACAATCTACGAGAAATCAAATTAAATTACTTGCTCAAAACACTAATATGAAAGTGTTTGTTGAGACAAATGAAGGTAGTATATTCTACTTAGGAGAAGATTTCGGTATGGCTTTATCAAGTGGTACCGCAGAATCAGGAACCGCATTTGCAGATAGAAATGGATACACATTGTTATTAGAAGGCTTTGAAAAAGAGCCAGCTAAGAAACTTGCGGGTTCATTAACATCTACACTTGTAGGTTTATCATTATCAAGTTGTCCTTGTTAATAAAATATAAAGTAAGAAGGGGGAGACTATCTCCCCTTTTTTTTAGCCAATTGAATTTATGAAAAATTTTAAAAAAGGAAAAAGCGATAGTAAAACTTGGGGTGTATTAGGTAAACAAGAAACCTTTTACGCGCCTACTCATTTTATGGGTGAAAAAGTTCCATTAAATGCTAATCCTTTGGAATCTTGGGATTATAAGAAATCTCGTTATAGAAGAGTTGACTTGGTACCAAAGAATGATGGACAACAAGGTGGTGTAGTCCCACAAGGAACACCAGTAACACCAACTCCATCTGCTACTTCTGTTACACCAAC